GATCGCCGGCGCGGGCGCGGGTGCGGCCATCGCCGCCATGTCCGCCGGCGTCACGCCGCCGAACGTATCGACGCGCGGCGGCACGAAGTCTGCCTCGTTCGTCGGCAGGCCCCGCATCACCGGCAGGCGCGGACGGGGCGGGGCGGCGGGACGTGGCGGGGCGGCGGGCGGCGGGGCGTTCGGCGCGAACGGAGCCGGGGCCTGCGCGCGGACGTACATCTGCGCGGCGTCGGCAGCCTCGGCGGGCGACATCGCGGGGCGGCCGCCCATGCCGAGAAAGCGACGGATGTCGTCGAGGCTGTAGCTGACGACAGGGCCGCCGGCGGTGCCCTCTGGTCGCAGCATCGGGTCCATCGAATCCGGCGTCGGCGTCATGGCGCGGGATGGCGCGGGCGCGGCCACCGGCATCGCGGCCTGCGGGTTCATGATGCCCATCATCTCGCGGTCGTAGCGGTCCATCTCTTCGCGCGTCATGCGTGCCATCGGGGTCACTCCTTGTTGCGCGCGCTGATGGCGCGGCCCTTGGCGTTCAGACCGCCGGCGGGGTTCTTCCCCTCCTTGCGCTGCCACGCCGCGGTCATCAGCTGAAGATCCCGACCGCCAGGACCGTCGCGCCCGCGCCTGTCGTGACTTTCCACGCACCGCTGGCGCTGACGGCGTTGATCTCGATCGAATAGACGCCGATCGGCGTGTTGGCCGCGATCGCGAGGATCGTGGTCGAGCCGTCGATCACCGAGACCGTCGAGGTTGCGGCGGTGGCGACGGCGACGACGATGCGGTGCAGGTAGTCGCCGGTCGCCCCGGTCGGGCCGATGACCTGCTGCGACTGCGAGGCCGCGACGGTCTCGTAAGCGTAGCGATACGGGTTGTTCACGCCGGCCATTCGGGCCTCCTCAGGACAAGAATCGGAGCTTGTAGATGGTGGCGTCGATCAGCGCGGCGATCGCGTCGATGTCGTTCTGCAGCTCGCTGCGATCGGGCAGCTTCTTGCGCTGCTTCTCGACGTAGTCCTTCTGGTCGCGGAAATAGGCGACCATGGCATCGACCCCTTTGCCGCGGGGATTGTCCATGCGCGCGACGAACTTGCCGACGAGCCCGTAGCAGCCCTGATGGCTCTCGACGACGGTGTCGACGAGGCCGGGGATCGCCTCGTAGTACTCGCCTAGGGCCTTGTGCGCGGCGTAGCTGTCTGTCGACCAGTGCATGAAATGCGCGGCGATGCCGGTGCAAAGCACTCGGCCTGCGAACTCGCCCATTGCGGCGTGGTACTCGCTGTCGCTCATATGCGCGCGCTCCGAGATCGGGCTGCCGACGCGGCCCACATGTCGTTGAGGGTAGCCGAGTTGTCAGGCCCTATCAATAGTGGCCGATCACTGCGCGGCGGCTCGACCCTCGGCTCCTCGCGCCACGCGATCGCCATCATGCGGAAGGCGTCCGCGCTGTGGCTCGTCCAGTCGTGTCGCGGCGCGGCGCGGAAGGCGCGCTTGTCCTCGTCGTACTCGCGCTGGTACTGGCGCAGCGCCTCGATGCCCTCATGACACCGCTCGTCGTCGAACCAGACGCGCGGCAGCATGAGGCGCACGGCTTGGATGCCGTCTTGAACGCCAAGGTCGGGCACGATGTTGAACATCCCGATGCCGCCCAGCAGCGCGGCCAACTGCTCGACCACGCTGCGACCGCCCGAGGCCAGCGTCTTCGCCCGCGCGTCGTGCGGCAGGTAATGCTTGCCGTACCGATACGGGCGCCCCGCGACGATCTCGGCCAGCTCCGCGATGGTCGAGCCGCTCGAGGCGTGGTGGTCGATGACGTGGATCTCGCCGCCGGCTACCTGCCACCACCAGATCGCGGTGTCGTCGCGCCAACCGATGTCCCACGCGGTGTAGACCGGCAGCGCCGGGTCGTGCGGCACCGATCGGATGCGGCCAGCGTCGAGGGCCTCGCGCATCTCGACGCCGTAAAACGCCCCGAGGATGGCCGCGTCGAAGCTGCACTCGTACTCCTGGTCGTACTGGTCCTGCGTCAGCTGCGCGCGGAGCGCGTGGAGTTCGGTCTCCGGCAAGATGCCGCTGTCGCTGGCCCGCAAGCGCAGGAAAAACCAGTCCGGAGATCTCTGCGCGACTTCTACGGCCTCGTGGAACTGATTGCGCCCCTTCGGCGTCCCGCCGATCACCGCCCAGCCCTGCCGGTCCGAGAGCGTCGGGCGGATGACGTTTCCCCAGACGCTCGGGCGGAAGTCGCCGTACTCGTCCAGATACGCGCCGTCGAACCCGAGGCCACGCATCGCGTCGGCGTTGTCCGCGCCGAACAGCTGGATCTTTGCGCCGGTGCGCGTCGTCAGAAGCAGCTCGGCCTCGTTGACGCCCGCAGTCGCTGGCTCGGCGTACCGTTTCAGATAGTCCCAAGCGACCGACTTGGCCTGCGAGCGAAACGGCGCGACGTAGGCGTAGTGGGCATGCGGCTGGCGCGCGGTGATCGCGGCGCGGATCAGGTCGTTGATAGCGGCGACGGTTTTGCCCGCACGGCGATGGGCGACGAGGCAGGACCATCGCTGCGTCCTGCGGTGGAATGGCATGAACGCCTTGCGCGGGTTGTAGGGCATCCGAACGCGCGCAGCGCGCAGCTCGGTCACGTCGGCTCGCCCCACTCGTAAATGATCTTCTGAGGCCCGCCATCCGCGCCGGTCACCTCGGTGCGCTGCAGCTTGGGCACATGATACTCGACCATGTCCTGGATGCACCGGAACGCCGCCAGTGGGCCTTCCTCGGCCTCGATGCGGTCTAGAAGATGACCAAGCCGGGGCGTCTGCTGCTCGACGAACGCGGCGATGGCCTCGCGGGCGTTCGCGGTAGACTTGTTCGGCAGCCCTTTCGGGCGTCCCGGCCCCGGTTTCCCGCCTTTTTTGAAACTTGGGTTAGCCATTGGTTCATGATGGCCCCTACCACTTCGACCGTCAAGCCACCCATGCGTCAAGCGCATACCGCCCCGCGTTCTTTGCAATGGTCACCCTGCACCGGCGGTGTATGTTCTGTTCATCGCAACCGGCGCCGCGGCGCCAACCACGGAGACGACAATGACTATCAACGTGACCTGGACTCACGGTGGCAGCTTCGCCAACACCGACGACACCGCCCGCGCCAAGTCGGCGGCCCGTGCCGCGCTGGAGGCGGCGGGCGTGTGGGACGCCGAAGCGGCGTTCTTGGCCTACCGCGCCGCCATGATGGCGGACAGGGAACTGACCGGCTACGCCTCGGCGTGGCGCGACGCCGAGGCGGCGGCGAACGTCGCGGCCACCGAGGGTTGGCACGATCCCGATGGCGCGGCCGTGGAGATCTCGGCCTGACCATGCGCGTCCATCCCGAGATGAGCCTTCCCCGCCTGCGCCACGCCATGGGCGAAGCCAGCCTCCTCGACGCCGAGCAGCTGCGCGACGTGCTCCTGCGCCGAGGCGTTGCGGACACCGACCTGATGACCGCCGACGAGTGGGCGGATGCGGTCAGGACCGCCTACAAGCGCCTGCCGAAGCACCTCCGGCCGGAGTAGCGGACATAATTCGGGGAATTTTGCCTCCCCCTCGGCGGTGACTTAATTCCGGGGAATTAGGTCACTAGCCGATTTCTTCCTAGGATGGCTCAGGAACGTCGAAACGTTGCCGGCCGGTATCATGAGACCTTCAGCGGGCTTCCGCGCTTCCTGCGCCATCCTCGGCGCTCCTAGAGGCATCCGAGGCGAACCGGGACCGGAACTTCTCCATCGTCGCCTCGAATTCCGCCTTCTGCTCGTCGGTCATCGCTGACCACTTCCCGACCGGCCTCGACCCCTCCGCCGGCAGCGCGATCGCCCGGCGCAGCTGGTGCCTCTGGGCCTTCGCCGCAGCGACCTCGGCCTCGAGGTGCTCGCAGACCTCGGCGTAGCTGGGAAACCACCGGAACTTGCGCGCCGCCGCGTCGAGGCTTGCCCGCGTGAACGCGCTGGCCGGGAACTCAACCATCGCCGCGTAGGCCTGCGCCTTCGCGCTGCCATCGGCCTCGCCCGGCTTGCTTGCGGTCAGGGTGCCGAGCGCCGTGATCCAGCGCAGCGCCAGCGCCTGCGGCGCGGGCTGCAGGGCGGCCTCGATCGCGGCCAGTGCGCGCTCAGCCTCGGCCTTCTGGGTCAAAGAAATCGCCAGCGGGGCGCCCGGCTGCTCGGTCTGCATCCTCCCGAGCAAGGCGCTCAGCGAGAACGATAAATCTTCT